CAAATAACTTCTGAGACTGAAGACGTAGCATATGGTTCATCTGCTGATGTACTTGACGGTGCCGTTACAGCGCTTTGGAATGGTTATGATCCTAGTATCATAGCTGGTAATGTACTGGATAGATTTAAACCTGGTACAATGGTTCCGATTTCAAGCGCTTTTCCTAACGCCGCTACTGGTGAGACGAGTTATTCTAATAGAATTCAGTTTAAGTATGATTCAGGTGATGGTAGCATGGGCTTCTTCCTTGTCTCAGTCGGCTCTAATCAGTTTAATTACATGAGATGTGAAACTTATACGGTTACAGGTAATGGTGTCGTACATCCTATTATTTGGCCTGGTAGGGAGCTAATTAATAACATTAATGTAGCTTCATCCCGTCAGACTTGTTATGAATTGTATTCGCAAATGTTTGATATGGGTGGTTCATCTAACAAATCATTCAGTCGAAGTGACAAACGAGGCTCTCGTCGTAGAGGTAAGCCTAAGATGGATTCTTCAGATATGAAGGAAGATATTTAATTTATAAGAGATCACTATGCAGATTGAAAAGTTATCGCAATCCTATTTGGTAAGTATCCTTGAGGAAGAGAAAATCCCATTGGTTTCGAATACTCTCCAGCAATTACGCGAAGGTAAAGAGCCTACTCCACGTAGCCCTCTGTTCAAAGATGAAGGTGAATCAACTGTTGTTGATAATTATCTGAAGATACTTTCCCGCACTCCTGGTATCACTAGTGATCTCTATGATTACGAAGTCAGTCGACTACCGAAAGTCGGTCCACAGGGCGGTTATCCACCGTTCGACGACAGGCGAAGTAGTTTTGAAGATTACTACACTTTACCTGGTGTTATCGACTATACTGACGACGAAATCAATGATCTTGCTACTAGAGTAAGAGACCATCTTTTCAGAGGAAAGAAAGATCTCAGACCTTGGTCCTACGATCGCGTTATTCGTAAAGGACAACTTAGTGGCTCACTTGACACTAACTCTGGTTGTCCATCTTATGGTAAACGATCTGATACTACGATTCAGGCCCGTGCTATCAGAGACGCGAGTTCCGGTAAATGGAAGGATTACCCAGCAATACTCGGATCCAGAGGACAGAGAAATTCCGACAGGTTTATCTTCATGTTCCCTTTTTCGACTAACCTTATTGAACAAACTTTTGTCAATACAGTTCTTGATGCAATTAGATCCAACTCTATTCCAAGTTTTAGTGCATGGGAAGGTTTCGATAAAGTTGCATTATCTATAACTGAACAAGGGGTTTCGAGTACGAAGACCAAGTGTGCTACGGATTACATCAAGATGGATAAACACTTTGGACCAGACCATTTTGACTTTGTATATCGTGTTCTAGCTCCTGTGTTTCAGCGGTCCGTGCGAGAACAACTTAGGGAGAGTCTTACTCATTGTAGCGAGATACCGGTGTTAGTAAGCACTGATAAACTTTACACTGGAACGCACGGAATGCCCAGTGGATCGGGTTGGAC